TGTAAGCGTATGTTAAGATGGCTACGGCCGCTATGGCATGTGATGACCTGAGCATCAACCGCTTCAACCCATACACGTGGTCCGGAACCTTCGGTGTTTACTCCGATGGGTTCCCGAGCATGATTGCCAATGACGGTTCGTACACGACGGAAATTAGCGAGGAACCGACCGTCTACACCGACTCTCTTGCGGGATCTGCCGACCCCAACATGAATCTGTCGGGCCCTATGTACTTAAAGACGGCTGAGTCGAGCCCCGCACCTTTCCGTGGTTTCCCAGCACGCAAGAACGAGTTTCCAGACGGTACAGTTTCGTGGATGCGTCCAGGGCAGCCATGGAGCTGGATGGGTGGCCACCGTGCCAGTGATGACACGTGGACGGCGGGAGTCACTCTAGGGCAGGACTTGCTCATTTGGCTCGCGCTTATTGCATTGGTCATGTATCTGTTTTCACGCATCAAAAAGTAGAAACCTTCGGGGCCACCACCTTGACTAATTTCTTTGATAAATTCTCTTTTTCAATTTTAGACCGTTCATCCAGCTTGGGGCACATATGAACCTCGAGCTGAATGCACTTGGCGCAAAAGTCCCCCGCGCACTCACGGCACTTGAGGAACCGGTTCTTGTGACTGCACGTCATCTTCTATTTCACAAGCAAATTCATTCTTAAACTGCGTCGGTGGCTCGTCCACCAGTTCACACAGCCCATGTTCCCGTCCTTTGACTATACGGTCCCATGCCGCCTTCATGGCTGGAAGATGTTTGGCGAACCAGGCCCGGTCGCGCTTGACGCGGACGACCACGTACTCTTCCGGGGATCGAGGAACGCCGTCCTCGATCTGGGCCGGTCGGTACTGGATAAAATCACACTCTTCCAGGTCCGTAATTTCCAATTGAAGTTGTACTTGAGGTAGATAGTGCTTGGGCACTTTTGCCTCGATCTTGCGCGTCAATGGGCACTTTATCTCGATCAAGAGCCCATCTTCCGTGACGCCATCAGGTGAAGCCCCGAGCCAAGGATAGTCACGGTGCTGGACGAGACCAATTTCGTGCGACTTGCGGCCGGTGCGCTGATCATAGAGGTCGCGAACCAGAGGCTCGAGTGCGGTGCCATGAGCGGTCGCGGCGTTTCCGGCCCACTTGGTCTTGAGCACCTTTTTCTTCACAAACGCATCGGGAGACTCGTAGCGGCTCTCACCTATCGCACTTGCCACGTCACTTGCCGTGATCATTTGGTCACGGAGCGCTAACCATTCTTCAGATCTTTGTTCTGCATATTCAGCCGCAAGGAGCTCCTTGGCCCTCGCCACCACGTCCCTCGCGTTTTGGGGGTCCTCCATTCTTACTCTTGAATCGAGGATCCGTCTTAAGTACAATTTCGGCGGCATTCTGTTCCGCCTGTTTCTTTGTAAGTGCGAAACCCGCCCCACATTCCATACCGTCAACTATGACTGTTATGAAAAACTGACCGTTCGCTTGGCCATCCACGCGATACTCAGGTAGGGGATACTTGAGGGCCTGGCACCAACGCATCAACTGGTCCTTCCAGTTGTCGTCCTTCAGGGACACCTCCATCTGATCAAAAGCCGCAAAGATAAACTGTTTGGCGTGCACCATACCGAGGTCGAGGTAGATGGCGCCTATAAGAGCCTCAAAGACATCCTCCATGATGTGCTCGTTGGTGTTCCAACCGTTGCGCTCCCCTTTTTCATCCATCAGGATCAACTTGTCAAGACCAAGCACCTTGGATATTTCGCACAGAGTCTTGCCACGGACCATCTTCGTCCGGGCCTTGGTCAGGAACCCCTCCTGTTCCTCTGGAAACCTTGTAATCAAATAACGCGTAATTATAAATCCGAGGACAGAGTCCCCCATGAATTCAAGAGTTTCATACGAACCAGACAGTCCAGAGTACCGCTTCAACGCGCTTTTGTGAGTGAAAGCCCGTTGATACAGTTCAATATTGTTGATTTTTGTCCCAACAAGGGAATTTAGCTTATCACGCGACAAAGTTGGAGGAGACTCCATTTGTTTTGTATTACACTCATACTTTTAAGCCAGCCGAGACCAAGTCCGAACGTACTTGTGATCAAGCAGAGGCCTTCGCAACCTTTGGGCGAACCTTCTTCTCCTTTGGGGCCTCGGCCGCACCCTCCACTGGCTCCGCCTTGGGCTTCTTCTCACGAGGCTTCTTCTCCGTCACCTCCTTGATGTAGTGGGGGTTGATGAACTTCTGGATGTTCAGGAAGGTCACCTGGGTGCCCGCCGGTGGCTGCAGCAGGTCCTGCAGGGTCGCATCCAGGGAGATGTTCTGGCCCGCCTTCAGGCCCTTCTCGGTCACGTAGGTGTTGATACGGGCAGTAACCTGGGAGCGAGAGATCTTCTCATCAGCCGCCAGACCCAGGAAGGCACGCAGCTTGTCGGTCACGTTCAGGGGCTTGTTGAAGCCGTTGTTCTGGGAACGAGCAGCCTGCTTCTCACCGGTGGGGTCCTCAAAGTGCTGACGGATCTTGCGCACATCCTTGCGCAGCGCCTTCAGCTCCTTGGCAAGCAGCTCGAGGGTGACTGGGGTAGTGGTGGCCATTTCTACTCTACACACGAGGGTCACCTTTAAGCCAGGGAGGCGACGGCCAAAAACACTATAACCAACATCAAAAGCGGGATTATCATTCGCTCCCATACCGTCTGGTACCGCACGTCAGGCTCCACATATATCGTCTCCTCCTTATTCCTGGTTGGCTCGTCACTCGTGGCAAGGTTGACCCCGAACCCAGGAGGAAGGGCCGTTCCGGTTGACGCTCGAAATTCATTTTGAAATTGAAGAACACCCGGCAGGTTCCTGTTGATGGTGCACTTTGGCACACAGCACCCTTCATCACAAGGAGACACCAGGCCGTTCTGACGGTTTATATAAGCGCACACCTGGGACCCAGGGTCAATGGGGTTGGACAGGCACTGGCACCCCTTCGTGATAAGGTCGGAACTACACGTAGTCATCTACTGTTAAAGAAGAAATTAGTTTATGGTATAATGGAGTACGCAACACCCCAGAAGCTTCCAGATGGCCGCTACTTTCTGAAGATTTCTGGTGCCCGCCATCAGGTCAATGGTATGGTTCTACAGGACTCACTGGCGACCAAGTCTGTAAATTTCAAGACTGATTCCAATCTTTTCTCAGTAATTGATGAGCAGATCTTGGCCCAGGCCAAATTGTCCAAGCAGGAGTGGTTCGGCAAGGAGCTGAGCGATGAGACTATCCAGAACGCATGGCAGGAGAGCGTGACGGACGGCGTGCTCGGCGCGTCCCTTACCACAGTGAAGGGTCAGGTGGTCACTCTTGCATTCGACACCCGCAAGAATCCAGTCGGGCTTCAGGATATCCAGCCCGAGACGTCGTGTGATGTGGTGCTCGAGCTGTCCGGTCTGTGGTTCCTGAAAAAGTCGTTCGGACCCATCTGGCGTATTCTTCAGGTGCGCGTCCGGGCGGGGCCCAAGACCCCTGAGCTTCCCAAGGAGTATCTTTTCTCGGACGAGCCCGCCGAGCAGGAGGATGATGATCCGGCCGACTACTTGGACTAAAGTCCGGGTCCCCCACCCAAGCCCTTCGGGCTTGACCTTCTGTCTCCAGCCCAAAAAAATTATCGGTAACTATTAATAATATGGATCGCAAGGGACTGGCAATTTTGCTCCTGGCCGTAGTCATTCTTTTCCTGCTGTTCGCCCCCAAGTCCAGCGGCTTTCACCCAGCAAAGAACGGTGGCATCATCGGTGCTGGCCCGCTCGGTGGTTCGCCAGCCGCCGCTGTTCCCGCCACCGCATATGGTGGTGATGTGTCGTCCGCCAGCCTGATCCCCCGTGAGGTGGTTCAGACGGAGGACTTTGGCCAGTTCAGCCCAGACAAGATTCTGTCGGGCCAGAACTACCTGGACCCACGCAGCCAGATTGGCTACCCCGAGACGGTCGGCGGCGTTCTGCGCAACGCCAACCAGCAGTTCCGCTCCGAGCCAATCAACCCCCGCACTCCAGTCAGCATCTTCAACCTCAGCACGATTCCCCCAGACACCATGCGCCCCAAGTTTGAGATTTCACCCGAGTTCCAGTGAAGAAACTCTGTGCGTTAGCTAATCGTAATTAAGTGCTTTGCACATACTAAATGGACTTTAAAGCAGCCATGACCGAGTGGGTCGCCCTTAAGGCCCAGTTGGCCGCAGCTCGCAAAGATCTCAGCGTCCTCAACGGGCGCGAGAAGGATCTTCGCAAGTTTGTGACGAAGCATATGAAAGAAAACGAGATCGACACCGTAAAGGTTCAGGACAAGGTGAAGGTCAATTTTAAAACAAAAAAGATCAAGGGTTCTCTGACGAAGGACGTCATAAAGAAGGGTCTGGGCACGTTTTTTGGTGGAAATGAGGCTCAGGTCGAAGGGGCATTCCAGGCCATCCTCGATGCCGCACCCGTCAAGGAGACGGACGGTGTCATGGTGACGGGTCTGAAGGCCATCCTCGAGGCTTAGAGTCTTGGGTCACTTATAATTCAAGAACAAAATGGGTATCAACGATGAGTACTCACGTGACGCGTACAATTACGACCTCGCATACGACTCTGATGGGTCGGACGAGTTCGATCCCGAACTCCATCCAGAAGACTGGCAGGACATGTACTCCCAGGAACTCCTCGATGGTTGGATGAAGATCCGTGAATACGCCGAGTCCAAGTATATGAATTTGACTGCAAAATTCCCGGACTTTTGCGATCTCGTACTTGGGCGCGTTCAGTGGTTCCAGGCACAGGAGTCGGCCAAGTCCCACCTGGACATCTGGAACCTCATCGGTAACCTCCCGGTAATCTCAGAACGTGTTCAGGCTGAGAACTTTTTCGGATGGGCCGAAAAATATGTTGCGTATTTGTAAAGATGTTCGACGTTACTGGTCCCAAGGTTCTCCTGCCAGCTGTGCTGTTCGCCGTGCTGAGCCCAGGCATGCTGCTGGCCCTGCCATCCGGCGCCGGTCTGCTGGTCCAGGCCGTGTTCCACGCGCTGGTCCTGTCCCTGGTCTACTGGGCTATTGCCAAGTTTGTGCTGAAGATCAGCCTGACCACGGCCGACCTGTTCGTGCCAGCGGTGCTGTTCGTGCTGCTGACCCCAGGTCTGCTGCTGACGATCCCACCCAAGAACGGCGGTCTGTTCCGCTCCGGCCAGTCCTCGGCGATGGCGGTGGGTGCCCACACCCTGGTGTTCGCTCTGCTGTTCGCCTTCCTGCGCGGCCAGTACCCCCAGTATTATTAAATTAAAATCATAGGATGGTCCGGTGTCTCGCCATTGGACCAGGAGCGATGGGCTTCTTCCTTTATTTAGGTATTCTATCAAAACTAAAACAAGAAGGCCGACTTGATGATCTCGAGGAAATCTCGGGGGCGTCGGCCGGTGGCCTTCTCGGCTTCCTGTTTCTCGCGACGAAAGGGGACATCCCCAAGGTTCTCGACTACGCTCTCGACGTACCCGTGAAACAGCTTATGAAACCAAATTTGAAAAATTTCATGAAGAATTATGGACTCGTATCTCCGACCAAAATTCGCAAAATTCTCTCCGACGCGTGTACCAAATTTATAGGGAAACCTGACGTCACGTTTGAAGAATTGTACGCGTGGCACCCCATCAAGTTCCACGTGTCCGCTTACTGCGTGGACTTGATGAAGACGGACTATTTTTCTGTGAATTCCACTCCTAAATTGAGTGTGCTCGACGCCGTCAGTGCGACCATAGCAATTCCTTTTTTATTTTCAACTGTAAAAATTGGTGAGTGGACATATATCGATGGCGGCGCGGCAGAGACAACACCCTCTGGGCCCTTTTTGGGGCGGCACGACGTCCTCGCCATGAAGCTCGGGTGGTCCCGCCCTACACCCGTCACAGACCTCAAGTCATATTCCTTGGGGATTCTCTATTCTACTATGAAATTGAGAGCAGTGTACGAGCTCCCGACTCTTGACGTGGATCTGGGGGACCATGACGTGTTTGACTTTGGTGCGTCAAATGACGGGAAGCTTCGTATGTTTATGAAGGGTCACTCCATTAATTTTTCTTGATAAAGGGTAAATGAAGTCGGCCCTGCGTTCCAGCCATGTTCGCCGCGTCACTCGCCGCGTTGTTCGCGTGACCCGCCGTGACGGCACCAAGTACTCGTATGTCCGCAAGGCGGGTGTGAGCCGCGTGGCGGCCGTTCCCGCCAAGGACGTTGGTGCGGCCGGCAAGAGCACCAAGGTTATCGGTAAGCTCAAGGGCGGTATGCTGACCAAGTACGGCTACCACCCAGTCGAGGCGAAGACCAACCGCCACAAGGCACTGAGCAAGGGCATCAGCAAGGGTGAGAAGCCCCTGTCGGTCATGCGCCGTCTGATCGCCATCAGCACCCTGACCAAGCGCACCCTGCCCCGTGCGTCCCGCATCTACAAGCAGGATGCCATGTGGATCCGCAGCAAGTATGCCAAGTCGTTCGGGCGCAAGTAAATTTATCTTGTAATATTATAAAATGTCCAACAGGAACGGGAATCTTACGACGCTTATGCGTCAAAGACCTGTTTCAAATCTTTTAAAGGCGAGTAAAAGAACCCGTGTAGCCATAGGAAGAAGACGGGGTCTGGGTCTTATCGGTGCAACCATGTATTCTCTTATTCTTTCTCATGCGGCTCATGTAGTATATGGAACGCCTTTGACGCAGGCTGAGAAACATAACGAAGGTCTCATACTATCACATGCAGCCGTGGGTCTTCCCCTTCCTATGGAAGCTATGCGGACGAACTCTGCAGCGGGTAAAATGGCAATTTCCCACCCATCACTTAACTTCAAGAGTGGAAACATGCAGAAACTGTCTTCAACTTACATAAACAATTTAGAAAAGGAAATGACTCAGATTATGCAGACGGGTTGTTCGTGGCAGATTAGCGCATCCGAGAGAAACACGGCTCGTGGATTCATGGGGGGAGGTCTGAATAAATTGCTTGGTAATCGCAATAAGTTTTGTTCTTCCGAGACCTCCGCGGCTCTGGCGCCTCTTCGGACTGTCGGTGAAGAGATTCAACGGACCTTTGTGGCTCTTCAAGGTGCTCAGCTTCTGGAAGCCCAAAATGTCCAACTTAAACTCGTACAGAAAAATCTGAACGCCGCAAGAAACGAGGCTCGCAAAGCTCAAAATGCCCTTCAAGCTGCACAGACCAGTGCCGCAGTATCAAAAACAGAGATAAACGCTCTCAAAGCCCGAGCGGCGCGCGCTGAAGAACGAGCAAACACGTTTCAGAAGCTCGCGACGTCGACTGTTAATATAGCGACGGCGGCCACTACAGGGGTGGGTGGTATAGTTCAGGAGGCCGGAAAACTTGGCAAGGGTACCCTAGGAGTTGGCACCAAGCTTACTAATTCAGCACAAAATGCCACAGGAGCTCTCACTGTGATTGGAGTATCCATTGCAGCGCTGTCGGCTATAGGTCTCACATCTGTACCTTTAGGTTGGGGGCTGCGGGCTATTCGTAAATTTAAACGTGAGGCCCACAAAAATAGTGCCGCCTATGCAGATGAAATTGCCAGGGAGGCTGCACGAATTATTGAGGAGAAAATAAAGAAGGGAGAGTTGAAGAGAATCAAGCAAACGAGTAACACGGGCACGAGCCCCAACGCACGTCAGACGAGCAACGCGGGTACTGCTACAAATGCACGAAATATGCGCAACGCAGGCACTAGTCCTAAAGCACGCCAGGCTTCCCCACGTCGCCGGTCACCAACCAAGTCCCCCAACTCGAGAAATGTCAATATGACCTTAAACAACCTCTTAAAACAGTTCAACTAGACCCACTCAACGGGATCCCAGATGCCATGTATAGCCGGACCCATGGGGAATAAAGGCTCTATGGACCACTCGCCCGTGTGACTCAACAGGTCCATGAGGATATGGAAAGCATAAATTTTTCTAAACTTTGAATTTTGAATCAAAATTAGAAACCATAAAGAGTGTGGTAACTTGTAAAAATATGTATATGACGACCAGTTTTTTATCACCCGCCAAGGCGTGTTTGGGTCCACAAAGGCCCCCCCGGGTGACAAAAAAAGTGCCATGGGTAGGTCAGGGGCTATCGCCCAAAAGGCATCCTCCAGCTGTAAAGGGCCAAAGTACAACCTTGTGGTGGCCAAGTGTCCTATCCAGAACATCCCTTATTAAAAGGGATTCTACTTTAAAAACCATGGAGCAGGCCCTCCGGTCCATGGCCGAGGACATCTGGGCGTCCCTCGGGCCGGGCTACAGTGAGTCCGTGTACCACTGCGCCTTTGAGGTGGCTCTGAGATCACAAGCCATCTACTATGAGACGGAGCGCATCGTACCGGTGTACTACGCGGGTCTGAACGTCGGCCACGTCAGAGCCGACCTCATCGTGAACCGCAAGGCGGTCATAGAGCTCAAGTCGGTAAGTAAGCTCAACGAGACTTACCGAATTCAGACCCAAAATTACCTCAAGCTCCTGGACCTCCGCGAGGGTTTCCTCATCAACTTCCCTGACAAACGCAGTGCGCTCGAGTTCGAGCGCGTCGAGCGCGTCGAGAATCCCGCCCCTGAGATACTAGACATGTACTAGGGCTTCCTGTTTTGAAATCAGCAAGTAGCTATGAACTGCCAAAGCAACTCTTCACATATCTTTTCCCATATACGGT